CAAGTATGAGAATGATTCTAAAATCTCTAAGAAGACAGTCAAGGCAATGGAGTTGTTTGGCGAGTTGCTAAAGGAACGTGCTGAAACTGGTCGTATCTACATTATGAATATTGACCACTGCAACAGTCACAGCAGTTTCTTAGACATGGTGCGTATGAGTAATCTGTGTCAAGAGATTACACTGCCAACAGATCCTATTCAAACACTTGATGATAAAGAAGGCGAGATTGCTCTTTGTATTCTAAGTGCCATCAACGTGGGCAATATTCGCGAACTTGACGACTTAAAGAACTTAACCGAACTTGCAGTTCGTGCGCTGGATCAGATTATTGATTATCAAGACTACCCGGTCGTTGCCGCAGAGATTAGTACAAAGGCTCGTCGTAGTCTTGGTATTGGCTACATTGGCCTTGCACACTATCTTGCCAAGAAAGGTTTGAAGTACAGCGATATCGAAGCTGCACAATCAGTTAACCGTTTAACTGAAGCGTTCCAGTACTACTTGATCAAAGCCAGTGTTGAACTTGCAAAAGAAAAAGGACCTTGTGAATACTTCGGTCGTACAAAGTACAGCAAAGGCATTCTGCCAATTGACACATACAAACGTGATGTTGACGAGTTCTTAGGAACAGACTTGCACTACGATTGGGAATTGTTGCGCCGCGAAGTTGCTGAACATGGCATGCGTCACAGCACACTAAGCGCACAAATGCCAAGTGAATCAAGTTCAGTTGCGAGTAACGAAACAAACGGCATTGAACCCCCACGTGCGGCAATGAGTACCAAGAAGAGCAAGAAGGGACCACTCAAGCAAATCGTTCCACAATACGGTAGCCTGAAGAATAACTACTCTTACTTGTTTGAAGATGGAGTACAAGATGGATACGTTAAGATTGTTGCTGCAATGCAAAAGTATTTTGACCAAGCGATTTCGGGCAACTGGAGTTATAATCCCAAGCACTATCCCAACAACGAAGTGCCAATGAGTATCATGTTCCGTGACTTGTTGACAACTTACAAGTTGGGTTGGAAGACTTCGTACTACCATAACACATACGATATGAAGGGTGAGGATGAAGATACACTTGACAACACAGCCGTGCCTATGTTACAATTACAACAAGTAGATGATGATTCAGAGGCCTGCGAAGCCTGCACAATTTAAGGATTAAGATAGTGGCAACAGTTTTTAATAAGGACAAAGTAGACTTCACCAAACAGCCTATGTTTTTTGGTGAAGCACTCAATGCCCAACGATTTGACACATTCAAGTATCCGGTGTTTGACAAGCTAACGCAAACACAGCTGGGATACTTTTGGCGTCCAGAAGAAGTGTCATTACAAAAGGATCGCAGTGACTATCTCGACTTCCGTCCGGAACAAAAGTTTATTTTTACTGCTAATTTGAAATACCAAATCTTGCTAGACAGTGTACAGGGACGTGGCCCAGCAATGGCGTTTATGCCATACTGCACCTTACCTGAGTTAGAAGGTTGCATGAATGCCTGGCAGTTCTTTGAGAACATTCATAGCCGTAGTTACACGCACATCATTAAAAATATCTACAGTAACCCAAGTGAAGTGTTTGACACATTGCTTGACGATGAAAAGATTATGGATCGTGCTAAAAGCGTTACCAAAAGCTACGACGACTTTATTACGGTTGCTGGCGAATACTTTTACGGTGGCAAGGGAACATTACGCAATGTAAAGAAAATGTTGTTCTTAGCAATGGTCAATGTGAATGCGCTTGAAGCACTTCGCTTTTATGTATCGTTTGCTTGCAGCTTTGCATTTGGTGAACTAAAGAAGATGGAAGGCTCGGCTAAGATCATTAGTCTTATTGCCCGCGACGAAAGTCAACACCTTAGCATCACAAGCCATGTTATTAAGAATTGGTTCAAGGGCGATGACCCAGAGATGAAAGAAATTGCCAATGAGAACATCGGCGCCATTGGCGAGATTTATGACCTGGTGGTAGCAGAAGAAAAAGATTGGGCAGACTATTTGTTTAGTCAAGGTGCAATCGTTGGATTGAATGCAAAGTTATTACACCAGTACGTCGAGCACGTGGCCAATCGTAGACTAAAGGGTCTTGGTATGGAAGCACGTTATGATCGTAGTGCAAATGATAATCCTTTACCTTGGACAGATCATTGGACAAGCAGTAAGGGCCTGCAAGTAGCACCACAGGAAACTGAAATTGAAAGTTACGTAATTGGAGGCATTAAGCAAGATGTCAGTAAAGATACCTTTGCAGGATTCAAACTCTGATACTACTGAATTGTATGTAATGAGCTTTTGCGAAGCCTGCAAAGTATCATTACAAAAAATACAAGATGCTGGAATAGAAGTTGAAATTGTAAACCTAGATATAGTAGGAACACATAATGTATTTTCAATTTGGGAACATCGCTTAGGGCGCAACCCAAACTTAGTACCACAGTTTTGGTACAAGGGTCAATACATTGGTGGTAGTGTAAACATAGATAAATTTTTAAAGGAAAAAAATGTTACTTGATATTAAAAAAGATGGCGATGTAGTCACACTGAAAATGAGTTCAGGTGAAGAACTAATTGGCACATACAAAGATGACGATGCTATGTCATACACAATTGATCGCCCAGTTACTCTAAGCGTTGGACCAAAAGGCGGCCCTGCTCTTACTCCATACTTGATGACTGTTAATCCTGCTACTACACGCAATCTAAAAATTAATCGTGCATTGGTAGTATGCATGGCAAATACTGACAAAGAACTTGCTGATCAATATAGTTCAGCAATGAGCGGCATTCAAGTTGCTCCTGCTGGGTTTAGAATCTAATGCCAGCAGTGCATCGTCAGGGTGATGCTAACGATGGCGATGGGGTCATTGAAAGCGTTGCCCAAGGTACAGTATATGTCAATGGACAATTAGCCAGTGTTGACGGTAGTGGCGTGTCTGGCCACGATGTACACTTGCCTACTGCAACAGCAAACGGCAGCCCCACAGTGTTTATAGGGGGAATTCCTGTAAATCGAGCAGGCGACGCTGATGAATGTGGGCATAGTAGGGCAGAAGGTAGCCCAGACGTACATATTGGTTAAAAATGAAATCTCCCATAAATAGCTGGGAGATTTCAATATGTGTGATACAAAGGCGCCTGCTGTAGGCAAACGATTAACAACTGCAAGTGGGGTAATTTATTACCCTAATACACCTGAGGGTGAGGCCGCCGCCAAAGAAGATAGAAATACAACCATGGGGCCAGGTGCTGAAGAAGAACACCACCCACCAGCAGATCAACCACCGTTTGATCCAACCGACTGTAAAACATACTCAGACGCACAATGGGACAAGCCGTGCAGCAAACTTTTTAAATATGCAAACATGGGCATAAAACCAAACGGTGGAAAAGTACCTGCAGGTGAAGTTGCATGTAATTGGCAAAAGCTATGCGAAAACATATTAGACAAAGTAAAGGCCCAGTTTCCGGGTCTAAGTGTAAGTTCTGGATTTAGACCCGGAACCGGACAAAGTGATCATGGATACGGCAGAGCAGCCGACATACAAGTAGTTGGTGCAGACAAAGTTGAAAAGTCTAAACAAATTTTTAAATTTATTGCCAGCAGCGGCCTGCCATATTCACAGTTGTTGTTTGAAGGAAATTGGGTACACGTTGCTTATGGTGGCGGCTCAAATGCAAGCAGTGCAATTGGTGTTGCTCGCGATGGCAAAACCTTTTCAAGTTGGCATTCTAAGAGCGGCGCTGGCTTACCAGCCGACCTAAAGTGGGCCTAATGAGATACGACGAGCATGCTTCTGTTGAAAAACATTGGCTTGACTTAACGGCAGCAATGATACAAAAGCATGGCGCACTTAGAACAGCAGGCATACTGGCAGGCATACTTGCAAGGCTTACTAAGAATGACTTTCAGTTAAAACAAGAGCTGAAAAAGCGTATTGAAGAAGCATAAGTAACACACTATGGCAAATATCCCAGTTATTCCCGGCGTTAGTGTTGCAACCAAAGGCATTCTAAACAAGCCTATCAAAGACATCATTTGTGCGCTACTATTTGGTGGCATTAACAATATGCTCAAGGGCCCGCTAATCTGTGTCAATCTTGACATTGATACACTGCTGAGCGAAAATATAGATGGCTTTCCAAGTCTAGCAGATCTAAAACAAGAACTTGCAACATTCAAAGACGAACTCAAAGCAGCAACAGATTTATTAGGAATCCCCGAAACACTGGCTCGAGTAAATGCAGCCATTGCTGAAGTGCAAAGTTTATTGGCGTTAGATGGGCTATGTGCGATTCCTCTTAAGGCTCCACAAATACCAGATGTTGTCAGTCAAGTAATTGACGCTGAATTCCGTGAGATGAATGCAATTTTAAACGATCTGGGCAAATTGGCAAAGCCAAGCATGTGTTTGGATGCTGGCGGCGGATTTGGCCTTGCCAAGGGATACAATCCAGACAGTATCCTGGGCAGTATTCAAAAGCATGGCGGCAAAATGGCAGACATTCCCGATGACAAAATTGATGCGCTGAAAAAGCGATTACAAGGGGTAACCAAAGCATTAAAGAAATCTATTAACCGTCAGTTGTTTCCAGACTTTCGACACAAGCATGATTTGACAACTGGCAAGCCTTGGGTAGCTGGAGGCGGCCCTACGTTGGCTGGTCAACCATCAGTGCAATGGAACCCACCTTATCCCCCAGCCGATGCACCTAACTTAAAAAGTGCAACAGCAACAGCACAAACACTGGTAGCCAGTATAAAGCAAACTGGTAGCTATCCTGTAACAGCCGACGGCATAACAAACGCCAATCCATGGTTGCCTATGTTAGGGCCCGAAGTTTACAGTTTAGCAGTCAACGCATTAACACCACAGGACCCATTCTTTGCACAACAAGATCCTGTATACGACTATTGCGGGAAATTAGTAGGTTATACTTCTACTGTAATTTCCGGAACACCAGATTCTATAGGTGGTGATCCAACAGTTGGATCAGTACCAGATCCATTGCTGTTGACGTTTGAGTTCTTGTGGATCGGCGACAGAAACTGTTGGGCAGTGACAGGCGTAGAAAGCGAGCAAGTTGTTAACGGCCGCAAGGATGTTTACTTGAATGAAAGTCCAGAGATAGAACTTCGCAGAGGGTATGCTCACACATTCAGTATTCCTTCCATTGACATTAGTGGCACCGGTGTTGCCGAAGAGTTCTTCATTTGCTATGTTGATGAAAACTTACAGCCTCGCAAGTTAAACGGTCAATTGGAGTTATTCAACCAAGGTATTGCTCGCCTGGAAACATACGAGCTATTGGAAGATGCAAATGGGTCATTGGACAATGCTTATGCACTTGAGCGTAAAGGTACATACCCAACTGGTACCACAATGTACTTTGCTGCTGAACAACGAGTATTTTTAGGGGAAGAACCTCCAGCGGTACCAAATGAAGACACATGGTGGACTAATATTAACAACAACATCATTGACTGCAAGACTCAACGTTTTACATTAAACAGAGACAGTGCCGGCGAAGTAGTAGACGGTACAGGTTACTGGACCGAAGTATCTGATTCAGATCGTGCAGCACGATGGTTTGGATCCTCAAACACTTTCAATGACCCACATGCCAACTACCTGGCATACAGCAATCGCAATGGTTCAGTTTTTGGTTTATTTAAATTTGTTTAAGATGAAACACCTTAAAGAAGCCAACATGGGTTACTTTGCACATTTACGATTTGCTTGGTCGCTGGCCGCTGCATCACTGATACACGGAGTCTTCCCCATGCTGTTCACAGACTACGTGTCTAAAAAAATACAAAAACAAAACGAAATTACAAAAGGAAATTAATGACAGCACTTATATACACTCTGATCGTGACACACATTACTATAATCTGTGTCACTTTGTTTTTACACAGAGGACAAGCACACAAGGGAATTGTATTCCATCCCGTACTATCTTACTTTATGCGCACCTGGCTATGGTTGACAACTGGTATGGTAACCAAGCAATGGGTAGCTATTCATAGAAAGCATCACAGATACAGCGATCAAGAAGGCGACCCACATACTCCTCACGTTTACGGATTATGGCGTGTGTTATTTCGCGGCGCAGCATTATATCATTCAGCAAGTAAAGATTCTGCAATGGTACAGCAATACGGCGTAGGTACACCAGATGATTGGATGGAACAAAATGTTTACACAAAGCACAGTCGCTTAGGTATCTTAACTATGTTGGCCATTGATGTTGCGCTGTTTGGCATATGGGGATTTGTTATCTGGGGAATTCAAATGATATGGATTCCATTCTGGGCAGCAGGTGTTATCAATGGCCTGGCACATTGGATAGGATATAAAAATGGCGAAACGAAAGATCACAGTAGAAACATTAGTCCTTGGGGTATTATTATTGGCGGCGAATGCTTGCATAATAACCATCATATGGATCCTGCTAACCCTAAACTGAGCCGCCGGTGGTTTGAGTTTGACGCAGGCTGGATGTGGCTAACAATATTTAGATTTGTCGGTCTTGCCAAGTTAAGAACCGGTTGACAAGCTGATCAAATAAGTATATACTGTAAGTTATTGCTGTATGAAGCAAAGAGAAAAGTGTTCTGGACGCGGGTTCGACTCCCGCCAGGTCCACCATAAAAATATAAATTTACTTTGGTATTCCAGGTAAATTTACTTTGGTATTCCAGGTAAATTTACTTTGGTATTGTGTTTTTATGATGGGCCTGCCATGGTTTCGACAGGGCAACAAGTAAACAAGTGGACAGCTCGGGAATGTGAAACCCGTAGGGTTGGGGGAACTCGGCCGCAGAAGCAAAAAACTATAACTGCAAACGATTCAAGTTTCGCATTAGCTGCCTAAACTCAGCTTAGGGTAGGAAATACCTCGTAACAGAAATTACCAGAACCCGCTTCGGCGGGTTTCTTATGACTTGTTTAAGTTGCTTTGATTGGTAAACACTAAACAACACGGCACTATAAGTATCTGAGCTGGATTTAACTCCAGTCAATTATCTTATTTTACAAGGAAAAACTCAAATGAAGAAAATTATTTTAGCATCCATCTTGGCAGCAACAGCTGGTTTAGCAAGTGCCCAAACATCTGTTACACTCGGCGGCTCTTTGGTTGACTCAGACGTAAACGGTCAGCAAACGCACCGTCAAAGTCTAACTGTTCGCACAGTTGTTGGCTACGGACTTGTTGGTGATGTAGGTGTTAGCAATAGTCAAAATCAAACTACTAATACAACTTCAGTTCGCCAAGAACTTGGATTGTCAGGTACTGTATTCACAGCAGGTGCATTTAGCGCAAACGTTCGTGGTGGGCTTGGACTAAAAACAGTATCAGGTTCAAACGCAACAGAGTATTACTCTATTGAGCCTGGCGTTAACATTAAAGTAACTGAAGCATTGACAGCACGAGTAGCATATCGTTATCGTGATGCATTTTCTTCTGGCGTAGCAGATCGAAGCGACACTGCCCGCCTTGGATTGTCATATGCACTAACAAAGAAAGACACTATTGGATTAGGTTATGACGTTGCTAAGAAGGACGGAGCAGAAACTGCTACTACTCTAAGCTACACACGTTCATTCTAATTTAGAGTAAACTAGTTTGTCAAAGCCACCGTAATTGGTGGCTTTCCTATGACTACTGTGTTATAATTACAATGTAAGACAACAGTTTTACAACACACTCAACACACAGGAGATTTTATGAGTACAACAGCTACAAACGGCTACGCAATTCGTCTTGAACTACTCAAGATGTCAAAAGAAATGCTAGAGCAAGATTGGCATGCTCAACGCGATGCATTGCAACAGCACTGGCAACAAGAAGTTAATCTGATTCAACTTAGAGCAGGATCTGGAAAGGCTGTACCAAGTCTATCAATTCCAGCTTCACCGACCTTCAAACCTTTCCCGACCGAGGAAGAGATTATCAAGAAGGCCAAGGTCCTAAACGACTTTATCTCAGCAAAATAAGATAGACTAGTTTATCCAAAAGAAGTCTATATGGACGTGAACCATATAGACTTTCTGCTTTAAAGTTGTTATAATTACTATACCACCGCAGCATTGAGCAAGGTGTATTACACAAGGAAACTTAAAATGTTAAAGAAATTTGATGAAACCACTAAACAGTACAAACTGTTCGAAGCACTTGTATTGAACGGTGAGACTTTGTCTGAAGCCGCAATTGCCAAGCGTTTTGCAATCGCTAATCCAACAGCTACAATCTCCCAGATTCGTCAGCGTGGTTATGCAGTTTATGCCAAGCAACGTGTTGCTGGTAATGGCGTTAAGGTTACCGAGTACCAACACGGGCAAGCAAGCCGTAAGATGGTTGCTTTGGCATACAAGGCCCAGGCACTTGGACTTGCAGTCTAATTTAAGACAGCAGTAATAAAAAGGCTCCGTGTGGAGCCTTTTTTGTTGACACCGTATAAGAAAGGTAGTATAATAGACTTATGTACACTGAAGAACAATACGAAGCGTTTACTAAACGCATGGAAGAAACATATCCTAAAATGTTTGCCGAGCCCTACGGCGGCTTTGCAGTCAGCCAGGGTTGGTGGCCAATTATTGAAAAGTTATGTGCTAACATTCAAAGCCACACCAATTGGAAAAACAGCACTCGAGAACGCCTGCTCAAAGACAACACACACAATCAAACTATCCCCGACGAAGTGCCGCAAGTTACGGTAAATCAAATCAAAGAAAAGTTTGGTGGGCTACGTTTTTACTATAGCGGCGGCGATGAGCAAGTTAGCGGCATGGTGCGAATGGCTGAAGCATGGGCAGATGTTGCCTGCGAAGAATGTGGTGCAATCGGCACACGCCGATCAGGTGGGTGGATTCGTACCTTGTGCGACACACACGAAGCAGAACGCCAAGAACGTCTCAAGGAAAGAAATAATGAGTAATAGTGACATTGTTGATCTTATTGTTGCCCTGGCACAAGAAGTCGAAGTAACAGATCCAATTGATTGGGGCATGCTGGCCATTGATGAGGAAGAAGCGTATCGTATGATGGCTATTTCTATTTTAGAAACATTCCCAGATGAAAGCATTACGATCCAAGCTGTTCTTACCAAACTGACTGTAGAAAACTTTGTTCTTAATTTAAAACTTGCACAGCGATGAGCACATTATATGTATTAGTAGGAGTTCCTGGCTCCGGTAAAACAACTTGGATTGGTCAACAAATGTTTGACTGGACCAACACAGTTATTGTCAGCACAGACAACCACGTTGAGCAGTATGCACAGAGTGTAGGCAAGACCTATTCTGAAGTGTTTAAAGACTACATGCCAACTGCACTTGACCTTATGACAAAGACCGCTGTTGATGCATTTAAAAACAACAAGGTTGTGATCTGGGATCAAACCAGCACATCAGTTAAAACTCGTGCTCGCAAGTTGCGCATGGCTCCTAAGCATTACACCAAGATAGCAGTGGTGTTTGGCACACCCGAACCAGAAGTGCATGCTAAAATGCTAGACCGCCCGGGCAAGAACATCCCGCAGGAAATTGTGCAAGACATGATCAATCGCTTTGAGTATCCAACTGCTGCGGAAGGATTTGATCGCATCATCAATGCAACACGACAGGCCATCAGATGAAAAAGATCTATTACGAACGAGTTGGACGCAGGTATGTGCCCGTAGCAGAATACGATGGTAACTGGATGGATAGTTTTCACAAGGGCAATCATCTTGTAATGGTTTACCCCGGTGGCCAAAGCCGCAGGTTTAATATTAGCCCTGCACTTGCACCAATGATTGCCGCAGGACGTTATGCAGAAGATGCAATGAGCTCGGCAATGGTCAAAGCAAGTGAGATGCGCCCACACAACAAACCTGTTACTGAAAAGCAGAAGAAAGCGTGGGAAGCTCTTGCAAAGTCTTTTGGCGATGATCGTTACTACATTGAATTACCAAGTGCTAGAGAAGTTACCGAAGCAGGCATCAAGGCCATGGAAGCAGAAGCAAACAAGCTACTCGAACATCCAATGGTGCAGGCCGCATACGATGAGTTCATGGCTACTTGCAAATTAGTACTAGAGCAAGATAAATAATGGATGCATACAGACTTCTTTATTCCGTTAAATCTCACACTACCAAATGGCGTGAAAAGATTTTTAAAAGAAGCGTATGTAGATGAACTAAAATCAAAACAGGCTCCGAAGCGTCAACTAGGCCTGTTTCCTTTACCGGACTCGGTTGAATCAACTGAGTTAAAAGAATTAGTAGATGAGTTTTTACAGCCCATTGGCTTAAAGTCCGGAGCGTTTGGAGCGTTTGCACTAAACAAATCAACAAAAGACAACAACATACATGTTGATGCAATGCGGCTGAATACTCGACTGAGTTTTTATGAGTTGGCCGAAGCACCGGGACAAATCAATTGGTATGCTGATGATGGCACTGGGTACGAAGATTGGAGACCAAGTTATTTAGGTGGAGCACCTATTCTAGACTATCGTTATCCGTGGGTCGATGAATTGCAAAGCGGAAAACGAACATGGGCGCAATGCCCGCAGCCAGTGTACTCGGTTATCACATCAGTACCAAGCGCATTAATAATGACAGCATTACCTCATCATGTGGTACAAGGTGCTGGCTTTCGTGTTACAGTCAGTTGTCAAGTTGTTGATATTGACACTGGCGATGTCACTACTACCTGGCAAAAAGTCAAGAGCTACTTCAACTCCACTGGATAGCTTGCCAATGCATTCTAATGCTCTTGTAACCAGCACCAAAATAATCTGATCCTGGCATACCTTTAAACAACTTGAGATTGTTTTCTGGATCTCGAAGCATAGCCCCAACAACTTGTTGCGCCCGTTCTGGGTTCTTAGCGTAAAACACTTTGTTCTTGCCCCATAGCACAGGAAACAATAATCCTTCTTGTTGAGCAACGACAGTGGCAATAGTACGCAGTGGAGCTCCAGTACACCAATCATCAACAATGTAAATGCCTGTGTCTTTTAGCTTAGGTATGCAGTGGCGTATAGTTGCTAAGTTTTCTTCTACGCTGTCACCATAATCGTGATGTATGATATCATACTGTTGGTTGTTGAGGTTGGTCTCATCAAGCACACACTTCAAGTCAATAGCAGTACCAGTTAAACGTAGTGTACGTTCTTGAATCCATGCAGTTGCTTCATTGGGTGTGTCAAGGGCAGCTAAACTGGCCCGTTCTGATTCATCTAAACAACGATTAAAGTGATCTGTGTACCATGCGCCTTTACCTTGGCGTGCCTTTGCGCCAATAAACTCTAAACTATCAACGCCCGTAAACTTTACATCGGCATGCCCAGTAGCAGTTAGTAGTTGATTAAACATACCAAGGCCGCCACCCAAGTAAGAACCAAGTTCCAACATGCTACTAACGCGGTCAATGTTTTTAAACACCATCCAAGCAGCAATAATGTCCTCAGGTGGGCTTAACATCCCTAATTTTAGAACATGTTCGTAAATTCCCTTGACGTTTTTGTATGAGTAGTCCATGATAAATATCTTATGCTTAACAATTACTATGTCTATGAAACTCCTGATTTCTTAGACCTTCCCTATATCCATAACTTAGTTATGCGGAAATTAGAAACGGATTTTGTCAAACAAGGATATGTGCGAATCAACGTAGAAGCAGATACATATCTAAAGTCAGTGCAAGCACAATTTCCATTTTTGGGGGATTGGTTGAACATTTATCACACTAGACCTGTTGGCTATATTCCGTTGCACGTTGATGGCCACAGGTTGGCAGCATTTAACATTCCTATAGAAGGGTGTGATGAAACTAGCCAGACTATCTATTATGAAAGTGCATCAGACGTTCCGCTAGAAAAAGTGTATAAAGAAGATGAACGTCATTACCGAATCGTTGGAGAGGTGCAAGAGGTATATCGCTTTGCACTAACACGCCCAGCACTTATTCGTAACGATGTAGCGCACGATGTTAAACGGTTTAATGCAACTGGTACCCGTATCATTGCAAGTTGGGGAGTTGGGGGAACATTTGAAGAATGTAGAGATGCATTTAAGCAACAGCTTGAATGAGCAGCAGGACACCAAACACCTATTATAAATATTATTATGAAACTAATCAAAGAACAAACAGGTTTTATTGACCTACGCAATACCATGTACCCATGTTCAGGTTCAAAGGTCTGCTACTCGAGCTACACTGCTACACCATACAGTACCGTCTATGGATTCGTTATTGAAGGCGAAGTGATTTTGCCAAACGGCTGGATAGCTAAACCGCAACAATACTTTTGCTATGCTGCCCTAGATGCTGAAGTATTCGTCACAAATGGTACCGCAGTGTTTATTGAACGCTTGGGCTTTTTGGGACAAACTGTATTAGGAGGACCATTGGAAGAATCTGGTCGCTTGTGCTACATTGATGGGTGCAGTGATAGCCTATTGGTGTATCCACCACGCTCTGGTGATCCTAGCTTAAACATGTTGTTCTTCCCACCAGGCATTGATCAAACATTCCACATCCATCCAAGTGTACGACTTGGTGTAGTTGTCAAAGGCTCTGGCAAGTCAACACTGGCCAACGAGACCATTGATTTAGAAGTTGGTGATTTGTTTTGCATTGAAGAACGCGAGTACCATCGATTCCGCACAGACGAAGGACAGACACTTACTGTAATCGCATTCCACCCGGATGGTGATTGGGGTCCAACAGATCAGAACCACACCATGCTGAACAGAACATACATCACTAGTAAGAACTAGTTATTTTTAAAAAGTTAAATTTTTTTGCCATAACGGTTGACTTTTTCATTCAATGGATATATAATAGTACAATGCTAAACTTAAACTTAAACTTACTAGGTACAACCGGAAACGCCGCGGAGGATACTTTGCGGGGTTAATTCTACATGTCTTGTAAGATTAAGCCCCGGAACTAAACACTCCGGGGTTTTTGTTTTTGTAGTATGCGTGGTTAGTTTAGTGGTAAAATCAAACGTTGCCAACGTTTAGTTAGGAGTTCGATTCTCCTACCCCGCACCAGTTTTAAAGTTGTTGTAGAAATACAACAAAATAGTTTCAAAAAAGTGTTGACAAGATTGGCATCTTGTCTTATAATAGATAAATGTTGTAGCAATACAGCAAGAGGTTGAAAGTAAGTGTTGTAGAAATACAACAAAATAGTTTCAAAAAAGTGTTGACAAGATGACGTAACTGTCGTATAATTGATACTTACACAGCAAACGATAGAGTAGCTGTTACAATGTTCATTAACAATTTGGTAGCATTTTTGTGTAAGCACATTAGTTAGAACGTCTGGCTTTGCCGGTTAGTATTGCTGATGTGTTTACTATACTCGATTCGTCTATCGGTTAGGACACCTGGTTTTCAACCAGGTAAGAGCGGTTCAACTCCGCTATCGAGTACCATATAAAAATACATTCGATCAGCGACCGTTGCTGGAGGCGGCGGCACGTTTTAGTGAATGTATTTTTATATGGTAATGGGGGCAGTAGTGGGCTACGGGTTTGCTTTGCAAGCATACTGTCTAGAAGGGTTCGATTCCCTCGGCCTCCACCAATAAGTTTTGCGGGTATGGTGAAATGGTATACACAGGAGACTTAAAATCTCCCGCTATAATGGCGTGCTGGTTCGAGTCCAGTTACCCGCACCAAGTTTTTGCCTCTATAGCTCAGTTGGTAGAGCACCGCCTTGATAAGGCGTAGGTCCCTGGTTCGAGTCCAGGTGGCGGCACCAGTTTTAGGTCTGTTCGTATAGAGGTTATTACTGCGGATTGTCTATCCGCTTACGGGGGTTCGATTCCCCCACAGACCGCCAAGATTTCTCGTCAGAGCCCTAATGCAAATCCTGTGGGTGATGAATTAACAAGGCTGTGTAGATGCTCACAGTATATTGTCGGTGCAGTTCCGACCGGGAAAGCGAATCAAGTGGAAAGCAAGAGCCACAAAGTAAACACCGCCAGCCTTGGAAGCATGACTGGGACGTATAGGTCGCGCAGCCTATACAAACAACGGTGGGGTAAGAGTCCTCATAATGCTTTCAGCAAATTTAGGTGCGTTCATATAATGGTCATTATCTCGGATTGTCTATCCGAAGACGGGAGTTCGATTCTCCCACGCATCGCCAAGTTTTACTGCTATCGTCTATCGGTTAGGACGCTAGGTTTTCAACCTGGTAAGCGGGGTTCGACTCCCCGTAGCAGTACCAAATTTATTCCTCAATAGCTCAGTTGGTAGAGTACTTGACTGTTAATCAAGGTGTCCCTGGTTCGAGCCCAGGTTGAGGAGCCAAGTTTTGAAAGTTGCGAAAAAACTATAAGGAAGCGACAGGTAGAACCTATCCTTGGTAAGTAACATACTTTCAATATTTTGTATTGCCCCGGTGGCGGAATGGTAGACGCGGTGGTCTTAGAAGCCACTATCGAGAGGTGTAGGAGTTCGAGTCTCCTCTGGGGCACCATATTTTAAGCGGGATTAGTTTAATGGTAAAACTGTAGATTTCCAATCTTCCGTTATCAGTTCGATTCTGATATCCCGCTCCATGCTAATATTTAAAAAGCCCCCTTAGCTCATCTGGTAGAGCAACTGACTTGTAATCAGTAGGTGGTCTGTTCGAGTCGGACAGGGGGCACCAAGTTTTGTGGTAAGTTTGGTTGACAAGTCTATGCCTGTATGTGAGTAGGAAGTAATTATCCAAGGGGCATACAGCGGCGGGAAGTGATATCACCCATTGTAAAATGATAGGGCCAGTTGGGTTCGAATCCCAATTACTACACCAAGTTTATGAGTTCGTCTAGAAACCGGTAAATTGTAGTTTGGTCTACAAGCTCGTAAAATACTTTTAAAAAGTTGTTGACAAGCCGTAAAAAGTTTGTTATAATAGATACTTGAAACAAAGTTTTTATACACATGCACATAAAGGCGCAGTACACGCCGATATGGTTGGATTCATAGCAGGGCCTATTGGCTTTGTTGGCAGGTTCGAAACCTGTGAATGTGCAGTTGTATAAGAATTTAAGGGTGGTTTAACATCCTGTAGGCGGCTTGCCGTTTACAAAGAATAACTGTGGTGACACAGCCAAAGGAGGTATGCCTACATAACTCCGCTAGCAATAGTTCGTTTAGACAAGCCTGCTCACTACCGCGAGGTAGCGATCACTGATAAGACCGGTGGTTGTAACAATGACGCTGGATGTTGTGGAAAGAACATTTGCTTACAAGCCCGCAAGGGGAACTTGAGCAGATGGAAAGTAACGAGTGGTGTCGACTTCACAACTAAACCAGTCCAGTTAATTAGTATGAGAAAGGGTAGCGTATTTGTCCGAAGGGTTGCACCTAAGGGCTCGTATGCAGTTTGAGTGGTTAGTGGAGGCTGTCAGCAATGGCGGGGTCGACACAGATCGCAAAAGACGACTGAGTAGTTCGCAAGACAAAAGGTACGTGGTGTGTTGTATTTTGTATTCCAAAAGAGTATGAAGCAACTGAGTCAGCACATCGCAGTAGGTTGATATAGCTCATCGTAGAGCAATTCCCTGTTAAGGAATAGGCTGTGACTTCAAAATCACTATCTAACATAAAAGCAAAGACTGACTCGGTCGTATGTGAAAAGCATCTAATACTAGGAGCGCAAGCTAACCTAGTCCAGTAAAGCTCGCAAGGTGATATTGGTTTATGCCAGAAGTTTCGTAAGGTGTTAGCGCACTTGAATAGCTCGCAAGGTTAACGGGATAGAAAGCGTAGAATAGCATACGGCGTCAAGACTACTGCCTGTCTTTAAACGGCGATGCTGATAACAGACTAGGAAACCTAGTAATAGGTCTTAGTGGAAGTCGGAAGAAGTAGTGCTCGCAAGGTGCTATATAATGTCCGAGGTGTTATTAGGAGAGATGTATTCTCAGTCCTCCACTATTCTAAAGCACATTACGAGTCCATGCCTCTTCCGCAATTAAGGAAGGACAGTGTGTTTCAGAATAGTTTATGATTGGAGTTAGTATGAGTCATGGTGGTAAGGGCGATACACCTCGCCCATTTAGTGTTTCCCAAGAAGAATTTAATGAACGCCACGAAGCAATCTTTGGCAAGAAGCAGCCAAAAGTTCCTTATGTGTACAACCCAGAAAAAGATTCGGAAGAGAAAAATATCGATATACCAAGAGATTCTGTGCAAGGCGGCTAAGTAGTCTACTATGTTGCACTTAATAGAACTTCTAACAGATCGCTTCTTTGAATTTCTCAAAGACGATCCAGTGCGCCCGCATATTCCACATGACAATCGCGTAGGTAAAGGCAAAGACATTTTTGTTTTACGACACATAGATGATACTGTTAGTGCAATTACTTGCGTCAGTTATCAAGATTTTGTGCCAACTTCAGAATCTGAGTTGTTCTCAATCAGTGAGCGTCCAACTATTGCAGTATTTTATACTATTTGGAGTTATCGACCAGGAGCAGGTCGAGCTTTGATATTTGATGCAGTTGCACATATCAAAGACACTAAGCCGGAGATTAAACAGTTTGTTACACTTAGTCCACAGACTGAAATGGCACGTAGATTTCATCACAAAAATGGTGCAGTCACTTTAAGAACAAATGCAGATACTGTAAATTATGAGTATCAGCAGAAAGTAGAATTATCTATACCAGAAACCAAATTGGCTATGGTACAAGAAAGTAATTATTTGCCTGGATAGCTCAGGGGTAGAGCGTCTCCTTTACACGGAGAGGGTCCGCGGTTCGAAACCGTGTCCAGGTACCAAGGTATATAAGTAGTAGTAACAGATTAGCCCCTGTAGTTAAATGGTAGAACATCGGTTTTGTAATCCGAGGACGGGAGTTCGATTCTCTCTGGGGGCACCAAATTAAGGAAAATTATGAACGGTGAATGGAGTGTGTTTGACAGCAAGTTTAGCAAGGAATATTGCGAAACTATTGTTGCTGAAGCAAATAAAATTCCCAGGCAACCAGCTACACTTGGTGTTGGTGGCGCCGATCTTGATTTAGAATGGCGTAAAAGTCAAATAGCATTTATCCAGCGTGATATGCCGCAATGGTCCGCAGTGTTTGACGATATTTGGAAGTTGGTGTGTCAAGCAAACAATGATTGGTTTAATTTCCACATCAGCAAGTTTGATTACATCCAGTTTGCAGAATACGACAGTGCAGTACAAGGCGAATACAAACGTCACCATGATGTATTTTACATGAACGGTGACCCAGTTTATCATCGTAAGTTAAGTGCAATTGTACAGCTTACTGATCCTGCTGAGTATGAAGGCGGCGACTTTGAAATGTACGGAATTGACAGTGAGATTCCAAAAGAACAATTTAGGAATCAAGGTTCAGTTATTGTGTTTCCTTCGTTTATAGAACATGCCGCGTTACCAGTGACGCAGGGCATTAGAAATAGTTTAGCAATATGGGTTGACGGCCCTAAGTGGCGTTAACTGAATAGAAGATTATGTCGGAGTGTAGCGCAGCCTGGTAGCGCACCTCGTTTGGGACGAGGGGGTCCAAGGTTCGAATCCTTGTACTCCGACCAAGAACTCTCCATTACACACGGAGTACAATGTGATAAGTAGTGTGTATGAAATTTCGGGGGTGTAGCTCATTTGGGAGAGCGCCTGCTTTGCAAGCAGGATGTAGCAAGTTCGATCCTTGTCACCTCCACCAAAAACTCGTCTTACTATTTCTACGTTAACGAAATAGCGTCCCTGTAACGATAGACCAGGGGGTACGCTGGGACCTGACCTTACAGTCCCTGTTGGGGGATACTGAAAACTGCCCGGGGTGGAGAACACAACTTAAAGCCAAAGCAAAAAATGTGTGGACAGAGTAACCGCTCAGTTTAGGGCCTATGTGGTGTAGGTAGCTAGACACTTTATATAAACATTTTTGACGGGGTAAGTGCTGCACCTAAAGGCG